AGACTGTCCAGGAATAGGATTCGATGCCTTCGACCATCGTCTTGAGCCAGTCGCGGGCCTGCACCGTACTTTGCACACCGGGGAACGGGTAACCCATCCCGACCTCGGTCACCCACACCTTTTTGGCGCTGTCACCGTTGGCGGTCATCACGTCGTACACGTCGGTCAAATATTTCCAGGAGCGGTGTGTGGGTGTGGGCGCCGCATCCACATACAGGTGAAAAGCCAAGGCGTCCATGTAGTTTTTGCCGCCCGCCGCGTAGATTCCCTGATACCAACTGACGGGGTTCATGGCGGGGGGGATCCAGTTGTCGGCGGTCGGAGTGGTGCCGCCGGCGATCACCGTCGATGAGGTGTGAACGCTCTTGATCGCGTCGTAGCCCCGTTTCAGATACTGGGTGAAATCAGCCGGGGACGCGGTCCCGGGCGGGTTCAACGCCAGGTTGGATTCGTTGAACAGCTCGTACTCACTGACCTGGTTGGTGCCTGCGGCCCCGTATTTTTGGGCGACGGTTTTGCACATGGTGGCGAACCCCGCCGGGGACTGTGCGTACCCGAACGCCGGGTTGTTGATCAGACACAACAACGGTTTCAGCCCGTACTCGCTGCACAAGTTGAGGGTGCGGTCCAGGTCGGCGACGGTCCCGACCTGCACTCCCATCCGCACCCGTTTGGCGCCCGAATCCCTGATGCCTGCCAGGACGCGGCGGACGTCGGCTTCGGGGATGTAGGTGTTGCCCCAACAGATCTCGGACTGGCAGAACCCGTAGTCGATCATGGGCTACCACGCATAGGAGACGACTTTGCTGATCGCCGGGCCGTAAAAGGAGTCCTCGTTGCGGTCGAACGTGTTGGATGCCAGGACGACGTTGCGGTTGGATGCGCCGTGGGTGACGATGCCGCCAGAATCTGTCCAGTCCAGCGCGGTGACGGGTTGCCCGTCGCGTAGGACGGTGAACTTGTTGACGCCGTCGGTTTTGATGTCGAGGCTGGAGGTGCCGAGCCGGTTCACCCCGATGAAGTCGGCCTGTTTCTGCACCACACTCAGGGTGGGTGAGGCGCCGGTCACCACACGCAGCGCATCACCGTCGAACCCGCGGTACACCTCCAACGCCACATAATTCGACGCCGTACTGGTGGCGCAGATCCCGACCCGGCACGCCCCCTGCATCGACGGGTTCACCACAATGTGCGCCCCGTATTTGTCCGTCGCGACACCCGAGGCGCGGTACGCGACGGTGACGTTCGGGGCTTGAATGTAGTTGCCGCGGCTCGACAGTGCGAGGGTGCCGGTCAGGTTCGTCCAGCCGGCGACACCGTTCGTCGCCGTGTCGTAGGCGAAGCCGCCGCTGTTGATGGCGTTGACCTGCGCGGTGGTGGTGGCCTGCTGCCCGAACAGCAACCCGAGTAGTTGTAGTGGTGCTTGCAGGATCTGGTTGAACAGGTTGAACACCGCGCCGAGCGGGTCGGTCAACACGTTGCCGACGGTGCCGAGGATTCCCGACAGCCCCCCCAGCAGAAGGTCGATAGCGCTCTGCAACGGCGCGGTGAGCGGCCCGAGCAGAGACAGCAGCGCCGACGGTAGCGCGATGATCGCCTGGATCAACGATTCGATGAACGCTTGGGGGCTGGAGAAGTCGAACATGCCGAACAGGTCGGCGAACGCCGACAAGTCGATCCCGGTCAGGTTTTTGATCATGTCGACGAGATTCTGGATGATGTTCTCGGTGAACTGCGCCATGATGTCGGCGAGGATCTTCGCGTAGTCCTGAAACCCGGTCAGCCCGAATTCGGTGCCCGACCGGTTGGGGTCGTAGTCCGCTTCGGGTTGGCGTAAATCTACTGCGCGGGGCATCAGGAACCGGCCTCGACAAACCCGGACACGGGGATGCACAACACGCTGAGTTGGGCGTTGGTGCGGTTGAACGCGTACACCCCGGCGATGCCGTCGTTGAACAGGTTCACATACAGGGTGGTGGCGGCGCCGGTGGCGCCGGCGGAGACGACAGCCACATTGTTGTCGGGGGTGATCGCGTCATTCGGTGCGCCCGGCATGGAGAAGTGCGGCACGATCGTCGTCCACGTCGAGGAGTTGCCGAACCCGCGCGCCACCAGGGTGCCTGATGTCGGATCGCCCAGCCGCACCTCGCAACCCAGGATCAGCGGGTCGGCGTCGGCTTCGACACCGACCGCACGGATATGCCCGGTGACGTACGGTACCCAGTCGAATTCCAGTGGCGGGATGATCGCCGACGCGATCTGCTGCCGCGTGGTGATGCCGGTGAAGTTGGTGAAGTTCGCCTGCGGCACCGAGAAAAACCTGGGCATGATGTTGCCGATGGGCTGAGCCTGGAAATTCTCGCCGTTCCAGACGATCGCCTCCCCGATCTCCGGATCGTCGGTGTCGTCATAATCGGTGGCGTCGCGGATGGTGGCGTTGTCGCCCTGCGGACCCTTCGGCGCCTTCAACTTCAACAGCCAGCCGGGGTCGGCGGCGGTCCCCGTCACCAGAATGCTGGATTCCAAATCGTCGTCGTCGGGGTCCAGCAGTTCAACGGTGGGGTGGATGTTGGGCACCGGCCCGGGCGGACCCTGGGTTCCCATCGCCTTCACGTGGTACTCGTCGCCGTCCCACACATACACCTGGTTCCCGATCCACCACGCCTTCCCCACATCGTCGGGATCGTCGGTCAAATTGTCGGGGAGGTCGTCGACGTCGTCGATGGAGTCCCACTGCATATCCACGATCGGCGCGTTCTGCCCCGAATTGCCCTGCGGCCCAACCAGAGCATCCAGGGTGATGGCGCCGTCGTTACCCAGGATTTCGAAGCTGCCGGACATCATGGATGGGGTGTCGAGGTCAGAAATTATCCCCCAGCAGTGAACGTTCGTTAATATCGAGCCAAGATAAACATCGTCACCTGGTGCAGGACTCATGCTGCGTTCTCCTTCTTCGCGTCACGCGCACAAGTAGCGCAGTATCGCCCTCGGTACTTGCCGTGCAAGAAACGCACCCTGTCGTATGAGTGCCCTCTCGGGCAGTGGGTCTTGTTGGCGTTCTGGTTGTTACCGTGGCGCACCTTGTCGTACTGGTTGTCTGACGGTGTGCCCCAGTACAGGTTCTTGATTGCGTTGTTCGACGGATCGCCGTCGCGGTGCAGTGCCCACATTCCCTCTGGACGGGGATCACCGAAGGCTTCAAGCACTAGTTGGTGAACAGCACGCCGAGTAGGTTTTCTATCCCGGTAGAGAGTTACTCGACGATGTCCGTATCTGTTGCGGGCCTCCCCGTTGAGAATCTTGCCGTCGTGCCAGCATTGGGTGCCCCAGCGGTTGTTCCGGTAGTGCCCTAGGGAACGGACGCGGCCCTTGTTGCTGACTTCGTAGTCGTATCCGGTGATGGGCCGCCATTCCTCAGGCATTCAGGTACTCCAATCGTCGGGGGCGGGTTCGTCGGTGATCGTGATGAACGGCTGCACCGACCACGCCGGCGACAGCTCCGGCTCCACCGGGGGTAGTAAGCCGAGGCGCCGTTTCGCTTCGATCTTCAAATCGTCGGGTAACGCTTCGATCTGGCCGACTGTCATCTGCTGCAGGTTCTCCAGCGGGTCGTCGGGTTCGGTGACGGCCACCCAGGTGACGGCGTCCTCCATCACACCCGGGCCGTTGACTTTCCGTTTCTTGATGACCGGATCGTCCAAGCCTTCGACCAACGGCAGATGGTCGGTGTTGTTGGGTTTGCGCCAGCCGGCGCGGACGAGGTGCCAGCCGATCCACGCCTTCACACCCGAGGCGTCCATGATGGAGCCGTCTTTCGCGACGGGGTAGGTGAGGTCGTCGAGGATCTGTTTGTACACGGCGGCCATGTACTGCTGCCGGGTGTAGGTCATGCTGGCCGGCTTTGTGAAGCGATGGCCTGCTGCCAGTGATGCCCGGCCCAGATGTACCAGGTGTAGCCGATCCACCAGGTGCGGCCGACGTCGGTCTCATCCAAGTCGTCGCGCAACTGCGCTTCGGTGTCCAGTTCGGTTTCGAACCTGATACGCATTAGAAGATGTCCGCTCCGCCGGCGAACATGCCGAAGGCGTTCCATATCGCCGCCAACGTTCTCGTCGCTTTGGCGACGGGGTCTTCTTCTTCGGTGTCGCGGCCGATACTGAGTTCGACGGTGATGGGTTTGTCGTTGTCCCACGATGTGCGGATCGCGGTGCACTGGTCGACGTGGATCACGTTCGCCATCTCGAAACCCAACCGGTCACCCAACTGGAAGTCATACCCCGCCAAATACGGCGCCCCATTCCGGATCGTCGTCGTAAACGACGTGTAGGACCGGGTTTTCCAATGCCCCGTCCGCAGATCAATCACCGACGCGATCGTGTACGCCGAACCGGACCCTTTTTCGAAGTGTTCCAGGAACCCGAAGTCACCCATCCGTATTGCGCGGATCGGATCCGTAAACCGTTGCCACGCCAGCAGGGTGTCGTCGAGCTGCCCCTGATACAGCTCCTCTAGCCCGGGGGAGCCGGGGGCGGTGAACCCGGAGATCGCCAAACCTGCTGCGGCGATGATCTCTTCGTTGATTTGCGCGAGACCGTATTTGATGGCGAACGTCTGCAACTGGTTGACCCAGCCCGGGCTTTTGGAGCCGACCATAATGGTTTTCGCGGTGGCAGCGTGCATGCTGCGTTGTGATTCGACGATGCCGGAGTATTCGCCGTCCCTGAACACGGCCCACGGCGGCGCGGGTGCGGTCAGGGCGAGCTTCCTGAAGAACGGGTCGGTGGAGCCGTCCATGTCTTTGTCGACGGGGTAGACGATCTCCGTGATTAGGTCGTCGGCTGTCCCGGCGGCGAGCTTCAAAACCCCGTCGAGCAGGGTGCCCGTCGGACCCGTCGTGCCGCTCTTATCTTCAACGGCCATGACGATGCAGTTGCGGTGCGGCCGAGCCAAATCCAGCCGGGGCAGTGTGACGGGGGCGGGGCTGTCGAACTCCCACGGCAACGCCTCCGGCAGCACCACACCCGGATCCGCGTCAATGCCTTCGGGGATCGCAACGGTTTTGACGCCGAGTTCGAGTTCGGGGTGCGGGCTGGAGGTGTCTTCGGTCAGCCAGGTGTAGGCGCGGATCATGCAGCCGGCGTCTTCGAGGTGGGGGGCGGTGGTGGTGTGCATGTCGGTCCAGCGGGAGGTGTAGATGATGAACCGGGACTGGTCGAAGATCGGGTTGACGAACTGCACCTGGATCGGCCAGGACAGCGGGTCGATGCCCTGTAGGCCGGTGCCGATCCAGCCGCCGGGGTTGAAGATGTTGGTGGGGATGGACAGGAACGGGAAGAACTGTCTCGCGAGGTTGATGAACATGGTGATCGACAGGGCGGTGCGGCAGTTCCAGGGCAGGACCCACATCTTCGGCAACTGCACCTCGGGCGGGAAGATCGGGTTCGCTCCGGCCAACAGATGCACTAGATGCTCTCTGTTGCTTACCATTTGGAGTTCGACGGTGTGTAGGCCGTCGGAGTCGCGTTTGGCGTTGACGCCGATCACTTTGCCGCCCCAGCGGGTCCGCCAGTCCGGCGCCGACGCGATCGGATCCACGGTGACATGCAAATCTTCTTCGGCACGCCGGTCGTAGAGGATGAAGTCGGACAGCCAGTTGTCGCGGCGGATCACGATGTTCCCCGCACCCGATTCGGCCATGACTTCTTCGACCATCACACTGCGTTCTTGGGCGATCTGCCCGACGAACTGCATGTCCTTATCCCACAACCGCACCAGGGGGCGTTGTTTCACCGATTCGATGATGTTCTGCCGCCGCTTCTCCAGGTATCGGTAGGACGACATGGGGTCGGTGAGGTCGGGGACGCCGTGTTGGCCGACGATGTGTTCGGGGATCGCCGACAGAACCTTATTAAAGTCGATCGAATAATCCGGAAAGTCGAGGAGGCTCACGCGTAGGCCGAACCGTACTTCTGCGGCATCAACGCCGTAATCGACCCGCCGGCGTTGGAGTGGCGGACTTTGATGCGGCACACCGTCTTCGCCGGCCACGGCGTGGAGAACCGGCCATAAAACCGGCGCCAGACGGGCAGCCCACCGGAGGTGATGTCATGCAGGAAGAATTCCAGCAGTTGGGAGTTGCGGGCGATGCGGTAAAACAACGGATCAACAGGATCTGTCGCGGAGGTGATGGTGCGGGCGGTCGGGTCGGTGTCCACCAGCACCGTCCCGTCCTGCGGTGTCAACAGGGGGAGTTCGACCATTTTCCCGCCGGGGCCGTCTTCTATCCACGCCCGCCCGGGTGAGCTGACAAGGAATTTGGGGAACGCGGGCTGGTCGCCGCGGTTGGGGACGACGATGTTGCCCTCCCCGATATGCGCCCCCGGAATCAACGCCGACACCCCCGGGATGAGTCCTTCCAGAATGTCTTCGATGAACTCTTCCAACTCGTCCCACGGGGTCGCCGGGATTCCGCCGTCACCCTCGCCGTCGTTCGCCCACGTCGCCACTTCCTGGCGTTTGCACCAGTAGGGTTGGGCGGCGATGATTTTCATGTCCCAGCCCATGTAGTTGTTGTCCATCGCCTGCGGATCCAACATCATCACGGTTTTGGGGTCTTCGGCCAACCGGACGCGGAGCCACCGCCACCCGTGCGTCCTTGTGAACACACCCAGATAACTGTCTTCTTTCGGTGACCAGGAGGACCACCAGCGTTGTTCGACCATGCGGTATCGGAAGATGGTGTCGGGTTCGCCAATGCCGACGTGGACCTGGAATTGGATTTCGCGTTTGCGGTAGTCGACGCGTTCATAAGTCGCCCCGACTTGGTACGGCCCTTCGGAGATCAACTGTTGGAACGGGGTGTGCATCAGTCCGACCAGCTGCGGGGCGAGGGTGATGCCCTGGGCGCCGGAGTGGGCGCCCCACAAGTCCCAGTAGGGGCGGCGCCCATTCTGGTCGGGGACACCGAGAATCACAATCTTCGTCTCCAGGCTTTGGAGGCGTTTGTCGAGGCGGAAGAAATTTTCAGAGGGCGGCCCGCTCCGCGGAGTCGGCCCGGTCATCGGAACCCTCCCGAGACTTTATCCGGAAACGGGCGAAGGTTGCGTAGATAGCTCACGCTGCTCACACCCACCTCCGGCTGCCGAGTTGTGTGTTCTGGTCTGACGCGGTTTGCCGGTTCGCGGCAGTGATGATGGATTGGGTGGGTTCGTTGACCTGCCCGATGTTGACGGTGGTGCCGGGGCCGGGCGCGGGTCCGGTTCCGACGCCCGGCGTCATACCCAGACCACCTGGCTGGCCGAACTGTGCGGCGGTCGGTGACGGCGCCAGGGTGCCGAACGGTGCCGGGGTGACCGATTCGATCGCCGACACCACACCCGCACCGTTACCGGTGATAGCACTACCGGCGCCGGACAGGATTCCGCCGGCGATCTTGTTGCCTTGGCCGGGGATCCCGCCGATCATCCCGCCGCCCCACTGCAACAGCGCCGCCAACGATTTGACGTTGGGCCATTGGGTGGGGTCGGAGAAGCCGGGGGGGAGGAACGTTTCTTTGATGCCGCCGACGCCGATGTCGGCGAGCTGCCCGAGCGCGGAGAACGTCGACCTCATCTGTTCGCTCTGCCCTGTGCCGCCACCGGTGGTTCCACCGCCACCCGTGCCGCCACCACCATGCGGGGTTGCTCCGCCACCCGTGCCGCCACCACCATGCGGGGTTGCTCCGCCACCGCCGCCGCCGCCGAAGAGTGAAGCGGCGTTGAACGACGGCGCCTTGACGTTCTTACCCGCCAGGAAAACATGCACATGGTTGCGGTGCTGGTTGTTGTCGTCAGAGGACGCCGGGTTGCCGTAGGAATCCACCTGGCCGCCGGGCTTGTAAATCTTGTCGCGCCAGATGGCCCACTTCAGGTCCAGGGTGCCGGCGTTGGCCAGAACGAAGTCTTTGACGGCGTTACCCATCGCGATGCCCGCTTCGGACCCGTAGTTCGGGATCATGACGTCGAGAGCGTTGCCGGAGGAATGTTCGCCGTAGGAGTCTTTCCGGTTGACGTCGCCGTTGACGTTGACCAGTGACGGCCACTGCTGCATCAGGATGGAACGGAGTTGGTCGGCGCCGGGACTCAGGCCCTGGTCGAAGCCGGGGATGCCGCCTTGCCGGTTCAGTGCGGCGACTATCGCCGCCCCGCCGCTCTGCATGGCTGACTTGGTGACGACACCTTCGCCGGCGGTCAACCAGGACAGCACGTTGTCGATGCCGCCCGGGCCGCTGATCACACCGCCAGCGGCGTGCCCCGCCCGGCCGCCGACACCCGTCCCCGGACTCGGATGTGAGAACACGTCCAGCGGGTTGGTGCCCGGTGTCCCCGTGGTGCCGGGGGGCGTCAGCACCGGAGAGGTGATCGCCGGGGTATAGCCGGCGAAGAACCGGTCCAACTGTTCTTTAGTCGGCTGCAGATTCAGCGGCTTCATGCGCAGCTCGAATTCCTCTTTTGAGAGGCCCAACACGAACCTGTGCCACCAGTCGCCGAAGTCCTCACCCTCATGTCTTGCTAGGTCAAATTGTTTGTTGAACGCATCCAACGGCACTTTAAAGGCGTCGCTGACTAGCCCTCCTGCCGCGATGATCTCGTCGAGGAAAGGGACTACCTTCTCGAACTTCCCCAGCGGGAGTCCTTCCAGCGCGGTGGTGACATCGTTGACGCTTTTTTGCGTATCACTGAACTTGGTCGCCGCATCGCCTACTTCTCTGCTGAACCCTTCGGGTAGACCGATGGATTCGAGTCCTTTGAGGGCGTCGGCGGCTGCGCTCAGTCCGCCGGCGATGTCGCCGCTTTTGAATTCTTTGAGGGCGTCTTTGGTGCTGCCGACCGAGGTGCCGATGCCTTCGATGGCGGTGGTGATCGTTGTGGCGGCCGATTCGATACCGGTGGTGTCCAGGCCGGCGGCGCCACCCAAATCTTTGAGGATGTCGGTGGTGTCACGAACTTTGGTGTTGATGCCCTCCAGCGACTTTTCGATACCGCCGCTGCTTTTCAGTTCTTTTTCGATGCCTTCGAGGACACCTTTGCCGAACTCTTCGGCGGCTTCTTTGGCGGCCTGTTTCAGCCCGCCGCTGCCGCTGCTCTTCGTCGACTTGCCGATAACATCCGGGAGTTTCTTGCCGACCTCGGTGCCGACCTTCTTGTTGAACTCGTCCGAGTAGACTGCGCCGCCTTCTTGGCCGGCTTTCTTCACCTCCTTGGTGACATCAGCCATCCCACCCTTAGCCAACTTCACCGACAGGGAGATATACCCTGCCGCGAGTTCTGACGCCATGCATCACCTCCCGTCGAAAAGTTTTTTGAGTGTGCCGGCCCGGTCAGGGTCGGACCCGTTGCGTTGCGCCAACCGTTCTTTGACGACTGACAGTGGTGCTGGTTTCGGTTTCAACCCGGGGCGTGCTTTCTTCACCGTGCCTGGCCTGGGCACCAGCGGCGGGCGGTCCCGGTTGTGCTGTCCGGCTTTCGTTTTGGCCCACTGCAGCCAGTGCAGCGTGTCGACGATCTCGGCGAGGAGCATGGTGGTTTTGTCCCAGCCGGCGCGGTCGGGGAACATCGCGGTGAACAGCGCCGAATCCGCAGGCATGTACTGGACGTAGACGTGCAGATCCCGCCAGGTGAACTCCGGTGACGGGCAGTGTCTTAGTCGGAGTCCGTCGCGGATGAGGTCGGCTTCGAGTGCCCCACCGTATCGGTCGATGATGCCGGTGAGGCGGACGATTCCCCCACATCGATGCCTTCGGATTCCCGCCAGGCGGCGATGATCTTCGGCAACTGCGGTTGCGGGATCCGGTCGAACAGTTCGAGTTGTTCGGGGGTGAGGCCCCATTCGAACATGGCCCACATCTGATCCTCACCGGAACCGCGGTGCTTACGGGCGACGCCGATCGGTAGCAGCGCGATGTCTTTGAACACCAGCACCACTGGTTCGGTGCCGCCGTCCTCCAGCGGGAGGTCGGCTTTGAACTCGAACGCCACTACGAGCCCGCCCCAAGATCAGCCAACAGGTACACGTGGTTGCCGGACGAATCGGGGAACGCCTCCATCTCAATGCTGTATTCGATGGTGTCGGTGTGCACCATCTTCACATCGCCGACCGTCATCACCTGACCGATCGGAATGTAGTTGCGGTAATGCGCGTCCAACTCGGAGTCGATGGAGTCGACGCACCACGTCAGCTTCGGCAGCTTCTTCGGGTTCTTCTTCACTTCGACGTCGGTGCCGGTGACGGTGACGTTGTCCTCGCCGTACACGACTTTCAGCACCTCGGCGCTGGTCGATTCCAGCAGCACGAATTTGAAGGTGTGGACGTAGTCGGTTTGCAGGATTTTGACGGTGGCGCCGCCCCAGTTCTTCTTCTTGTCGATGGAGCGGTCCTGGGTTTCGGTGACACCGTCCTCACCGACATGCCCGAGCCCGATCCACGGCGACGACAGCGCGGTCGTCAACGTACTGGGTTTCGGGGTGCCGAGTGGCGCCACGTACAGGCCGCCCGTCGCCAAGGGTTCGGCGGCGTACACATTCAACACATCGGGTGATGCCATTATCTAGTTTCCTTTCAGGGGTTTACAACAGCGCGGAGCAGAACTTCCAATGTCATTTGGAAGCGTGGGGTGTTGTCGTCGGGGTCATCGAAACGGGCCGGCGTCCCCACCGCGACGACGTCGCGGATCCCGTTGCCCGGGGTGAACTTCGCGGTCTGCATGTGCGCGTACACCGTTTCAGCCAGGTTCGCGGCCACCGCCTCGCTGGCGTTGTAGCACTGGATGATGACCCACCGTTTGGAGAGTGCCAGGTTGGTGCCACCGGAGGTGGATGCGGTGGTGATGGTGACCAGCTTCGCCGGCCGGCTGGCAGGCACTTCGGTAGCCACCCGGACGTCGTTGTCGAGTTTGGTGATCAGGTAGTCGCGGACCACTTTCGCGGCGTACGGCCACACCGTCACCGGCGCCGTCATGTCCCACCGGCCACATGGAAGTTCTGAATGAGCGTGTTGTTGTGGGCGTTGTCGACGATCGCCGCCGCGCCCGCCGTGATACACGTCGCCCGATAACTGTGTTTCGTCAACGGTTCGTCGCCTTCGACGGAAATCATGTAACCCTTCTGGCCCTCGTCGAGGTCGAGGCCGGCGTTGCAGGCGGCAGCAACCCTGGCCATCCGCGGCACACATTCGCTGTCCACCACTTCGGTGATCAACTTGTTGAGTTCGTCTTTGTCCAACACGATTTCGGTGTCGTCGGCCATCAGCCACTGACCAGTTTCAGTTTCACCACGTTGCCGGGTGTCCACTGGTGGAACCCGTAGTTGTGGTCGTCGAACCCGATCACCTCGAACAGCCGGCCGTCGGGCAGCGTGACCCGGTCCTGCAACCCCGGTGTGAACCCGTACGGCACATACAGATCCACGTCGGTGATCCCCCGAGAGGCGTGCCCTTCGAGGTTTTCGACGGTGGCCGGGGCGATCGAGATCACCCTCACCTCCACGGGGGCGGCGAAAATCACCGAGTTGTTGCCCAGGTCGTCCTCAGCCACCACCGCCGCCGCTTCATGCTCCACAACGAACGGCGTCGGGAACGTCACGAACCCTCCCAGTCGCGGTGGTACAGCTCCGACTCCAACGCCACCGACACCACCGACCCACACCGGTACGGGCGTAGCCGCATCTTCAGCCCGTTCGTCAACCACACCGTGCCGGCCGACGAGGCGCCGCTGGACGCCGTGTACGGTCCCGCGGTCAACGAGTCCCCGGGCGCAATACTCGCCATGCCGGGTGCCCTGTTCAGCGCCGACGCCACCATCGACGCCACGACCCGGCTGACGGCGGGGGGCACCGGATCCAGATCCGGGCAGTGCAAGTACCCGAGTACCAGATCCGATGCCTCCTCCAGCAGAGTCTCCACATCACTCGTGGGACTGCTGCCCAACGCGGCAGCGACGTCGTCCTCTGTCGCTAGCGCCATGGTTTAGCTGCCGCCACCGGTCACCGTCGCCACCGGCACCTTCGACGCACCCAACGGTGTCGTGGACACACCCAGCACGTACGCTCT